GAATAAGCCAATGGGGAAACCAGCAACGTCACCGAAAGTTGGTTGTAAGACGCTTGGAATGTCCACCCCTCGACGAACCCTTGAAACGTTCCAGAATTCATGTTCAACGGCAAATTGGTCAGGGCAATGGCTTCGCCCATGAAAACACCCAAAAGGTTGTCTCGGTCTGAATTGTCAATTTCAGGGTTAGTCAAGTCAAAAGTAATGTGGCTAAAAATGGGTTCGGGTTGGGCGCGCAGCGAAAGATAGAAATTTGCCTGATCAGTGGCGTCGCTTGAATTATGCAATGTCGTTGTGATGATTTGCGCCAATGTGCCGTATTGGTTAATTGAATCGACGTCTTCGGCTGATTCTTCCGAATTGCTCGTTGCCCCGTATTTGATAGTCAAAGCATTTCGCACGTCGCCCGCGCGGGTTTCAATGCGCAAACCAGCTGCACGGGCATGGTTGGCGTTTAGATCGACGTAACCGTTGGCTTGCAAGTATTGGGTTCGGTGCGTTGAATCCGCATAACCAATTCGTCCTTGCGCGTCCTCGTAAATGTAGCCAAGCCCCGAAGTTGCAAGTGCGGCAACCAACGAATAAACGTCAATACGGTCGCTTGACCTTGCTGCTAACTCATAATTTCCGGGGCGGTCAATTTCACCCAAACCTGAATTTTCGGCGTTTGCCCAAGTAACCGTTGGGTCATAAGTTGCCCAAGTTTCTGCACCTGCCACTTCTGCCCAAGTATCAAATAGCACTTCTTTCAAGATTTCATAAATTTGATCGCCGTCAAAATCTTTCGCCAAAACGCCATTAGTCAATGCTTTTGGCAAACGCGCCAATGCCCCCAATGCGGTGATTGTGTAGGTTTGGGTGAACATGGTTGTGCCCACGTCCCTCACTTCTAAACCAATGTCAACGACATTACCGCCAAAAATAGGAATGAACGTCGCAGCTGAATTTTGAATCAAAACGCTAATTGTTGAATTAATACCAACAGGAATTGCAGTTTGATTGACGTCTAACAATTGAATGTTGACGTAACCCGCTTGGGCTTGTTCGTAAATGTTGCGACGACCGCAACGAATGGTCAAGTTAGCCAAAACCGCTGACGTGTATTCAACGCCGTCAATTTCAACTTTCCAAATGGGCTGCCATTGGGTCATTAGATCGCCTGCAAAACCAAGTTATTTGCGCCACCTGTGCCACGGTAGAAACTATTATTTAACGTGTCAACAATTGTGCGTGCCGTTCCTTCAGGGTCAATTGCACCGTTGACGTTGACCACAATTGTTGGTTCGGTTTTTGTTTCGGCAACTTTGAATGTTCCAGCACCAAAAGGGTTTGTCACTGTTGTTGGGGTTACCGCTGCCGCAGATTGAACCGCTGCGGTGATTCCACTGGTTGAAGCGCCTGTCACGCCACCAACATTGTTGCCACCTGTAATAGACGGCAATGAAAAACCTGCTGGCGCGGCAAAACCTGACGAAAATGGGATTGCCCCTGTAAATGGCGCATTGGCTGCGTCGTCGCCACTGTCAAAAATCTTTGTTGCGCCGTAGATCGCACCCGCAATTGCCGCGGCGGTGGCAATACCCAAAAACGGGTTGACCGCAAAACGTGAAGCAATGGCGGCTGCAAGGGCGGTGTTTCGCAAGGCTGCATAGGCTGCTGACAATTGTTTAATCAGGGCAATTGTTCCCATGACCGCAGCCGAAATTTTTGAAACAACAAAAACGGTTGCAATTACGCCAGCAATGATTTTCAATTCATCTTTTAAGTTGATGACGGTCGTGATTACCTTTTTGACTTGCTCGCCAAACTTAAATGCCCCGTCGGTTGCATTTTCGCTGGCTTCGGTCAAACTGCCCGAACCTGTAAGTCCGTTGATAAATGACTGAAGATTGGGAACGACTGTTGCTAAGACGTAATCAGCAAGACGTTCAACCACCGGCAAAAGGGCTGCACCAATAGATTCTTTTGCTTCGTCCGTTGCAATTCTGATTCGCTCAAATTTAACGGCTGCGGTTTCAGCTGCGCCCTCGGCAAAATCTCCGTACGTCTTTTCCAATGACTTTATGATTGCTTCATTGTCTTTTGACTTCAAAAGGTTAGCGTCAAGTCCTAAACCAAGTTTGTTGAGGGCAGTCGTGTTTCCGTCGTATGCTTTACCTAACGCGTTTGCCACGGTTTCAACTGGCTTGCCCGCGACAACACTAAGATCAAGGGCAAGATTCAAAAGGCGTTGGGCTTCTTCGGTGTCTTTTGTGCTTCGAACCAAACGCCCAAACGCTGGGCGCAATTCGTCGTCGGTCACGCCAATGGCAATTGATGTTTTGGTTATGTAATCTTCAACGCCTTTGATTTGTGAGGCGGTTGCGTCCGTTGTCGCCTTGATTGTGTCAGCAAGTTTTTCTTGGGCTGCTGCGTCTTGGGCTGCTGCCTTTACTGCGTCAGCACCAAATGCAAGTGCGGCTGCCCCAGCGACGGCAAATGCTAACGCCGCCTTCTTCCCAAATTCTGTTGCCTTGTCGCCAAACGATTGCGTGCTGGCACTGGCTTTATTTAATCCGTCAACTAAGTCTTTTGTTTCGGCAAGGATAGATAATTTAAGGGTACGAGAACCAGCCATTAGTCGTACTTCCTAACTATCTTGTCAAACGCCTGTTCCCATTTCTGAATAATTTCAGGCTGGGCACTTCTAAGGGTTGGGTAAATAAACCAGCCACGTGAACCGCGACCTTCACGACCTGACCAAACTGGAAATTGCTTATAGCGATTTGAACCAAATTCTGAACCGCCCCACAACTGTTGAGTTGTACCGCCGCCACTTAATCTTTGACCCGCAAAACCAAAACTTATTTCACCAATTTTTGAAGACTTGGAAACCCTTGAACCTTCAGCAACTTTATTGTCCAAGCGATTGCGGGTGACACTGTTTGCCGCTGCAACGATCTTACCGCGCACGAAATCAGCCAATGCACTTGACGATTGTTTCGCCTGTGCAATGGCTTCGTCGTCCATTGCTTTGAACGCTCGCGTTATGGAACGCAATTCGGCTTTGTCATAAGTAATTGCGTCACCCGCCATTTTTGCGCCTTTCCAAGATTTCAATGACCGTCAAGACGTCTTCGGCTGATTCAAATTCGCTTGGGGGTAGCCCTGTTGCAAGGGCTACTTCCCAAACGATTCGGCTTAGGCTTCCGACGGGGTAACTTTTGGGTTTGCTTCACCAACAACCACGTCTGCAATGGTTTCAGTCCAAACCTCAATTGGCTTGACTGGCTTCCCAGCTGCTTCTCGCTTCATTGCATGATACGCAAGAAATACTAAATCGGAAATTCCGATCTTTTCCTGCGCGTGTGCAATTGTGTTGCCCGTGTGCTTTTCCCACTTAACCCACTCAGGCGGTGCGGCAACAAATGTTGCCTGATCGCCGTTGTTGTATTCGATCGTAATTGGTAGTTTCATTTTGTCTCCCGATTTTCTTGATTAGAACGCTTCGGCTGGAATACCGATAACGGTGAATGATAGTGACACTGTTTGGGCGTCTGGTGCAGTACCGCCTGCGCTTGGGAACGCTGGCAAAATCTGGAATGTAAATGTCGCACCACTGGCAGCGGTCAACACGGTTGAAATTCCTGTGTTTGGTGCTGATTCGGTTGCGTTCCATAAACCTTCGCACAATGAACCTGTTGCGCCCCAGTCAGCAAGCATTTCGACGTCAAACGAGAACTGGTCATCAATGTGTTTGTACACCTTGCCGTCAAGTGTTTGGTACGTTTCAATAGTCGGGTCGTTTGATAGAACCGCGCTAGTCGCTTGGGCGTCGTAATTATTGCCACCAATAGTAAAGGTGACGTCGCGCCCAGTTATTACTGTTGTTGGCATTTTTACTCCTTATGTCGTTTGTGTGTAATACGTTGAAACGTTAATGTCTGCGACGAGCATTGGTGATTGACCTACTTCAAGCACCGTCGGCTTCTCAACGACGCCGACAACGTATCCCGCGGGCATTGCCGCAAGAATTCCCATGATGAGTTTTTCCAGATTGTCTAATGAACCCGCATTGCTATTTGAAGCAACAACGGCGGTGATCGCAAAATTGATCTTGACTTTTGTTTGTGCCTTTCCCAGCAAAACAACTTCCATGTACGGCGAATCTGGAACAACCACGATCGCTGGCGGAATTGGTGCTTCTGGGACGCTTGGATAAATGTTTGCAGCAAGTGAACTAAACGCGTTGGCTAAGGCTGCGCGAGTATCGGAAACGGCGTTGGCTGGCATTTATTGAACGACCGTTTCAACGTCCAAAAACGGCATAAGCAAGGTCGAAACACGATTCGTCAAACTGCGACCCATTCGGTACGGCGTTGAAGCAAAATCGACGCCCTCGATCTGACCGCCTGCTGCGACGCGTGATTGGAAAACTTCAACGCTGACTGCAAGCACGGCTGATTCAATTGGCGCACTGTTGGCATAAATTTCAGGTGCGGAATAGCCTGAAAGTGTTGCCGTGCCTGTTGGAATAATGTCACGCAATGTAACGTTCGCGCTGCTATTTGCTGCGGTGAAATGAAATTCTTTAACG